TGACGAATTTCGAGCAAGTACTACTTCAGTATTAATACTTTAGTATTACCACTCTTTTTTGTTGCCGAACTGTTCGTTCCACTCATAACCTGCCATATAGGCTGTGATTTCTTCTGGGGTCATGTCCTTGCCTTCGACCATTGTACCATGACCAGTGCCTTCGGGCCAATAGTGAGGTTTGGCAGGACGATGATAGTAACTGTCAGCTGAGCCACGGTCAAAAGGATTGCCGTGCTTCTGAATGTACTCGATGCCGTTAAACACCTGTTTATATTCTACATCAAACATATCCAACTCCTTTTCTTAACTGATGCCATAATTGTAGCAAAAAATGGAATTATGGTCAAGTACTACTTAAGTATTACTTTCTAAATTCTCCAAGTAGGTTCTTAGATCACTGTCCATGAGACTGAGCATGCTGGCTTCAGTTTCATCAAAAACAATTATTTTTTTATTTTGAAATAAAAAATAAGGGCCTTGAAAATATCTTTCTAATTGAATTAGATTTTTACTGGATAATGGAACATTTAATTTATATTCGTAGGATTTTAATTTTACTGTGTCCATTAAAAACTGATAACCAATAAGATTTAATCTTAGGCTTTGATTATCTGTGGGATTGAACCAAATTCTATTTTTAAAAGTTATGAAATTATCTAAAGGTATTTCAGCAGAAATTAGAAATGCTTTAGTTAATTGTTTTTGCGTATATCGCTTAGGGGAATATTTGGTCGCCACTTTTTAAAAGCACAACTGTAAATTGGTCGGTTTTAAAAAGAACATTCAATTTTTTTGCTAAATTTACAGCGTGTCCAGGATTACTAAAACTTGTTTTTTTATATTTAGGACCCGGATAACTAACAAGCATATTACCGGATTTTAAATTGATAGGTTTATTTTCGTAAAACACAGCCCAAATGCCTTCACTGCTGATAACTTGATCAGATTTATAAGTTTGTTTATTCACATGCTCGATAAGCACATTTGGTTTGGGTCTACTCATTGAAATTCTCTGTAATGTTATTTATCTTTTAATGTACGCAGTTTTTACCATCGTCCGCCATCCATACGCACATCGTTGGAATTTTGATTGGTGTTATCTGTCTGCTTGCTTAAGGAAGCAACTTGATTCAAAAGATCAAAGATATCGCTTTGTAAACTTCTGGCTTCGTGAGCACTAAGCACTAGATTTTGCTTGCCGGTTTGATTCATTAACTTTACTTTGTCATTGAAATTTCGTAAATGTAAAGATACTTTATTTTCCATTTGCAATCCTTAGCTGTTCTTGCATTTCAAATTTGGTCTTATAAGGACCTTGATATTGATATCTATTTAAAGTAATAAATTTAGGACAATATGCTTTAACCCATGCGGCATTAAACTTGATGATGTAATAACCTGCACAAAAATAACTTTTACTTTTATTTGTTTTTGTGTAGATAGGAAACTTGTGTTTTACATCATAGAGTATGTTCCAAGGTTTGACATTGACAGGATATCCGTGAATGTTGTGTTCTGTTTGGACTACTTTTGTTTTTTTAATTTCTTTGTCAAAAACAATGTTGTAGTCTTTGCTGAGTAGTTTGATACTGGCATATTTTTTACGTTCAGTTGGGCTAACATAGACGACTGTACCGTCGTCGACCATTTGAATTGTAGCAATCTTTTCGCCCGCATCTTCCACAATCCAAAATTTATCTTTTAATACTGATTTTGCAAACACTGTCATTGTCGTTGTCCTTGTTGATATCTAAATTCTCGACGTAACCACCATCGATATTGTTTAAAGTACTGTTGTACAGTAATCTTATCCATGTGCCAAGCGCCACGTTCATCGCAGTTCTCTAACCACATTTCATGCAACCACTGCCTAAATGTCATTGATACTCCGCACTTAAAAAGTCACTGAAACTGGTAGCATGTTCGCTCAGTCTGTTGAGTTCGTACTTGCCACAGAACTTTAGAAATTTGGCACCTACCATACTAACAGTCTTGGGAACAGCCATTGCTCGAATTGTTTCATTAATCTTTGCTTTTACATCATCTGGTTGTGCAGTCAAATCCACCAACACACGATTGCGTTCATAGTCATCCAATACACGGTGCTCTACACCATTATGATCGGTCCAACGTTGTAGCATCAAATTGTTCCAGTTAAAACCTTTGGTCCCACGATCCTCAAATGCTTCCAATAACCCAACTTTGTTTTTACTGCCCTTGGTACGCACACCTGGATAGGCACTGAAAATATTGTCTGTGGGATCACCGCGCATACATTTTTCAAATAGAATCCATTTAGGATCTGGAATCTTTTTGGGTTCTTTGGTTTTCTTGTCAATGACAAGTTTGCCCCGTTTATCGAATATGCCTTCTATGGTATGCAATTCATCTGCAATACCATTATATTGTTTGACGTTAGTATTTAGCAGTTGATGAAAGTCCGAATCTGAGCTAACAATAACATGTTCATCGTTGGCATGATTTTGTATCCAACCAGCAATCAAATCATCTGCCTCAAGTTCGGCATGTTGCAGAACTGTACAGTTAGTCTGCTCACGCAAGAACTGTTGTAGTGTGTCAAAAGTTTCCCAGAACAGTCGATCTTCTTCTTGCTCGGTTTCAGTTAGGGCAGCACGAGCCACTGATCGGTTCTTTTTGTAGGGTTCATAGTAGTCTTTGCGCCAACTACGCCCTTCTAAACAAAAGACTACGTGATTGGCTCGTTGATCTCGCCAAGCTTTGTTTACGCTACCTAGGGTAACGTGTATGGCAAAACCCAGTCGATCCCAAGTATCAGCCTGTCTGTGTGCCGCATGCCGGGCACGGAAAAATGTATTAGCAGTGTCAACTATTAGATATCGCATAAGGATAATAATAGCATATTATTCTTTTTGTGTCAATCCCAAAAACTGTACAATTGGTTATATTTTGCAATAAGTTTTTTGGCAATTATCTGATGTGACAGTGGCCCAGGATGGCCCAATCCAATTTCTTTTCCTTCACCATCTCTGCCGTTGTCTACTCTGTAAGTGTCTGGCCCATCTAATGAATTATCTAGATAGACATATTCAGGGTATTTGGATAGTTCATTTTCAAAAAATGTATCTAAATCGTGGTCAAAAAATCTGGCAATATTCCAAATGACTAATTTTATATTACTAGCACGACACAGTTTTACTAATAAATTTAAATTACGTATTAGTTCGTGTATTAGAAACCTATCATTGTACACATGTAACAAACATCTGTCTTTGGACTGATTAAGATTGATGTCTTTTATAGATGTGTCATACCATTGTATTCTACTCAATTCTGTTATTTGAAAAATTAAAATACTGTCATTTACTAAATCAGTCTTAGAAAGTATATCAAAACTTCTATAATTGCCACAGCCTTGTTTTGCAAAGTTTTTTTCAGTTTTTTTGAAATGTTTTGCTAGTATGGCAGGATACATTTTGTCCGCATCGACATAATTTGACTTTGTATCAGTGTAACTACACCCAAAAAACATTATTTCATGTTGCATATATGATATCTTGAACTTTTGGTAAAAGAAAATCTGCCCATGCACTGTGAGCATCAGCACCATAATGAAAATGTTTTGGATTTTTTGGTCTGTATCCCTGTGCTTCTAACCAAAAATAGTAAGTCATTTTCATGTCATATGGATGAATAAAATTTTTGTTGTTGTCTCCCCAGGCATACATTGGTTCGTTGTACTGCAAGGTATAAAAGAAAAAGTTGTAACTATTAAAAAATAAGTGTTTGATATTTTTACTAGACAAAACTTTGTGCAGGAGGTATATCTTAATATGACTGTCACGCTCACGTTGTCGTTGTTCAACTTGGCTTGTGCTTTGTATCACCCATTCTTTGTACACATCCTGTAGCATGGGATGCACTGGATCAGTACCACTTGAGGTAAAATTGTAGGGTTGTTGATTCCAGTACCAGGTTTCGCGTTCCCATGTGCTCCAACCTATGATTACAAAATCTGGAGAATTTGACTCAAGGTATTTGAGTGTGCGTTCTATTATACTGTCATTGCTACAGCCTGCCTGTGCATCGCAGACAAATTCATACTCTAATTTATCTGCTAAGAGTTTGCCGTAACTGTGTTCGGGATTTGGTCCAGGATCAACAGCATCGTGTCCCACGCTATGACTGTCGCCGTTTACGTACAGTTTCATGAAACTTCAGTTCTGCCGCCGCCTATGTCTTTTTTCTGCACACCGTTCAGTGGTCTGGGATTGTTGGCTTCGTATTGCTCATAAGTTTCTAGCACTACGTTACGGCAAACATCTTGAAACCAACGGTCTACAATGTCTTCGTCTGTTTTGCCCTCATAACCAGCACGTAGCAACTTAGCAAGAAAGATGTCATTCCATTCTAATTCAAACGCACCCTGTCCTATATTGTCTGGATCAATGTCCACACTGATAATTTCCACATAGGGCTCGCCTCTTTCTGTGGCCAGTTCTTTTTTTGACTTCTTTTTTTCTTTTGGTTTTGTTTCTGCCTTAACTGGCTCAGGCTTCTTGAATCTATCAAACAGTCCCATTGTTGTCCTCTTCAACTTCTTGCCAAGTGTAATCACCTAAGAATTTAACCTTGGCTATATATTCATACCAGCTGGGTGCGCCCACAGTCCAGTCATTTGGACCATGCATTGCCAATATTACTTGTTGTTTCATTGTGTCTTGTGCTAACCAATATGTGTGCCCATGCACTGGCTTGAAACTGTATTTAGCACCATGCACCATGTCGGTAATATCTAGTCGCCGTTTTATATCTTGGGCTTGTCGTTGTAGTACTGCAACCAAATCCATAATGCGATTGTATTCTTGTTCAGCATGTTGACGTGCAACATTAATCATGATGTCTTTTTGTTGTTTGACATAATTA